CTTCTACAGTCTTTGATAAGACTCAATTTGTTGGCGATGTTCCAGTTAATATTGGAACCTATCAGTTGGTAGAGGCAATTTCCAATGCCAATTCAGAGCAGAATCCTAAGGTTGGTGACTGGGTTAGAACAGTTACTCTTAACGACGATAGTGTTGCTGACTCAGGCAAAGGATATGTTATGTCTATTGACGCCACTGGCGACAATATCATTTATCAAATCATCCTGACAACACAGTATCCATTTACTGTTGATTCTAATTTTAAACTTATCAATGCTGCTGGGCAAAGCACACAAGCAATTACAGCAGTAGAGACAGAAGGTAATTACGAATACTACAGCCACCCCACACAGATCAGCACACAGAAGATTGCTGCTGTATGGGTACCTGATCTTATCCTTCGTATTAAGGCACAGGAACTGGGTTGGGAGACTCCTGCCAAGGAACCCCGCGATGGTACTACTAAGAAGACTGCTCTTGGGCAGACTTATAGTTACAATTCCAGTCGCAACGTCTGGGTTGCTCAGTACGAACCAGTTGATGGTGATGTAGACATGGTGACTGACGGAATTTATGTGTTCCCTATCACCCTTGCTGTTAACTGGTATGAGCAGCAGATTGCATTCCAAGGTATTCCCTGGACTCGCTTTGCTTCCCGTCCTACCTCCACCCAGAACGCTCTGGACCGAGGTGCTTTCAACGATGCGGTTAACGTTATCGTTTATGACTCGACTGGCAATGTTACAGGTTCAAAGGGTAACACCCTTATCCAGTTTGCTGGTGCTTCTAAGTTCAAGGATGGAAACCAGATTGATGGTTCTAATAACTATTATGTTCATCTGATTAACAACTTCGCCAATTCAATCTACGCTTCTGGCGCAGACTTGTTGGAGGAAATCCAAGATGGTAGTGGAGGTATCAACTCTGCTAACGCTGGTGTTTGTAACGCTGCTGTAGGATCTACTGTATCTAACGGTTCAGTTTGCAAATATGTTAGTGTTAAGAGTTATATTCTTACCGGTGGTGTTAACAACCTTACCGCTACACTTGGTGAGATTCAGGTTGCTTATGACACTTTCACAACAGAGTCTGTAGAAGATCTGGATTACATCCTTCAGGGTCCTTCAGGTGTTAACGTAACTGACTCTATTGCCAAGGCAAACTTCATTATCTCTATCGTTGAAGAGCGCAGAGATTGTATGGCGTTTATCAGTCCTCCCCGTGCAGACGTGGTTGGGCAGAGTGATCCAGAGAAGATCACGGAGTCCATTGAGCGATTCGCTGATGAACTGACATCCTCCTCTTATGCTGTATTTGACAGCGGTTACAAGTACATGTACGACAGGTACAACGATGAGTATCGTTACGTTCCTCTGAACGCTGACATTGCTGGTTGTATGGTTCGTGCTTCGGTTCTTTCTGAGCCTTGGTACTCACCTGCTGGAGTAACCAGAGGACAGATTCTGAACGTTGTTAAGCTTGCTTTCAACCCCACTAAGGCACAGAGAGACATCCTTTACAGCGCACGAGTTAACTCAGTTGTTTCTTTCCCTGGAGAAGGTACAATCCTCTTCGGTGATAAGACAGCACTGGCTTACAGCTCCGCGTTTGATAGAATCAACGTTAGAAAGCTCTTCCTTATTCTTGAGAAAGAGATTGCAAGGATTGCAAAGACAAACTTGTTTGAGTTCAACGATGAAATTACTCGTGCGCTCTTCAAGAACAATGTTAATCCCTTCCTCAGGGATGTCCAGAGCAAGAGAGGCATGACCGACTTCTTGGTTGTGTGTGACTCAAGTAACAACCCTCCTGAAATCATTGACAGGAATGAGTTTGTTTCTGATATCTACATTAAACCAGCAAGGTCGATTAACTTCATCACTCTGAACTTCATCGCTACCAAGACTGGAGTTACTTTTGATGAGTCCATTGCCCTCTTCCGTCGCACAGGCGCTTGATTTATCCCCACCATTAGGTAACAAAAATGTCACAAGCATGTATTGATCAATTTAAAGCTCAGCTTGCGGGTGGTGGGGTTCGCCCCACCATGTTCCAAGTGGAATTAACTTTCCCCGAAGGAACCATGTCTGAAGCAGAAGACCTTACGGTCAGCAAGGGTATCTTCCTTATCAAGGCAGCATCCCTTCCCCCTTCAAACGTAGGAACCATTGAGGTTCCTTTCCGAGGACGCAAACTTAAAGTTTCTGGAGACAGAACTTTTGACCCTTGGGAAATCACAGTCGTTAATGATGTTAACTTCTCCCTCCGTACCGTCTTTGAGAAGTGGTCCGAAATCATCCAGAACCATCGCTGCGCTAATGGCGCCGCTCGTCTGGACAGATACTTCGCCACTGCTCTTGTAAGACAGTTGGACAGGGATGGTAAGAAGCTTCGTTCATATCAAATGAACGGTGTTTGGCCCTCTAACATCGCCGAGATTGGATTGGACTTCGATTCCACAGACACAATCGAGGAGTATGGAGTAACCTTTAATGTCCAATGGTGGACTGCTGCCCCTGGTGATAAAGATCCAGGTGTCAACGGACCTCCAGGTGGTATTGGAAGCCCACTCGTTATTGATAGCTGATATAAAGGGGAGGATAAAACCTCCCTTTTTTATTATCTAAATAAGGCATAAGGAACGTTAGCGACAAAGTGAATTCACAACCAGCACAGTCTCAGTATTTGACCCAGACTTCTAGGTTGTTTGGTTTTTCCTATAAAGAGGATGATCTAGAACAGCTTCAGAAGATTTCTCCGGTTCCACCTAATATGGACGACGGCGTCCAGGTGGCAGCCGGAGGTCTTTATGGGTATGGAATTGACTTAGACCAGCAAACAACACAAGATTATGAAGCTATCAGGAAGTGGAGGTGCATGGCACTCCACCCTGAGATCGACTCCGCAGTTGAAGACATTGTTAATGAGGCAATCGTTTCAGACACTAACGACACACCCGTAGCAATTGACCTTTCCAACCTAGACATCTCGGAAAGGGTTAAGACTATTATCAGAGAGGAGTTTCATTACATCCTCCACCTCTTGGACTTTAATAACAAAGCCCATGACATGTTTAGGAAGTGGTATATTGATGGACGCATTTATTATCAGAAGGTTATTGATCTCAACAACCCAGAGAAGGGCATCACAGACATCCGCAACATTGACGCCCTGAAGATCAAACCTATCAGGCAGTATCTGAACCCCAATCTTCCCCAACCAGAACTAAGAAATACAAAACCTACTTACTCTTCTAAGACGTCCGGGCAGTTTGGTAAGACACAACAGCAGATGCCCGCCAGGGTTATTGAGTACTTCCTCTACAATAAGAAGGGGATGAACTACCTGGGACAAAGTATGGGTCCTGGTGGTCAGTCGCAGACTATTAAACTTGCTAGAGACTCCGTCACTTATGTTTCGTCTGGGCTGGTAGATGGCAACAACGGACGCGTCCTGTCCTACCTCCAGAAGGCACAGAAAGCGATGAACCAGCTGCGCTGGATGGAAGATGCCATCGTTATTTACCGCATGGCACGTGCCCCCGAGAGGCGCCTGTTTTATATTGACGTTGGTAACCTCCCCAAAGCAAAGGCGGAGAACTACTTGCGTGATGTTATGGCACGTTATAGGACTAAGATTTCTTATAACGCTCATACTGGAGAGATCCAGGACGAGAAGAAGTATATGTCCATGCTAGAAGACTACTGGTTGCCACGGAGAGAAGGTGGTAGAGGCACTGAGGTTTCTACCCTTCCTGGTGGACAGAACCTGGGTGAACTAGAGGACCTTAAGTACTTCCAAGACAAGCTTTATCGTTCCCTGAATGTTCCTGCATCACGGCAGGACGCTGGTGACGGCTTCCAGATTGGACAGTCCGACAACATCATGAGGGACGAGGTTAAGTTCTCCAAGTTTGTTGGTAGGATGAGGAAGAGATTCTCTGAAATCTTTGTGGACCTCCTTAAGACTCAGTTGGTTCTGAAAGGTGTTGTGTCTCCTAAGGAGTACGACGCTATGAAGGAGCACATCCAGTACGACTTTATCTATGACAACCACTTTGCTGAGCTGAAAGAGATGGAGATGATGCAGAATCGTCTCAACCTTGCCACCATGGCTGAGCCTTATCTTGGTAAGTACTTCTCCGTGTATCAAGTACGGAATAGACTCCTTGGATACACTGACGGAGAGATCAAAGAGATCGATAAGCAGATTTCTTATGAGCGTAACGTTGGTATTATCCCTGACCCTAACGCACAACTTGCTGCGGAAGACGAAGAGGCAGCTGCACAGGAGCAGGGTATGGATATGAGTGGTGACATGCAAGGCATCCCAGGAGACATGGACCTCTCCGGTGATCCGGCTCAGGGACTGAGTGCGGAAATCAATATGTCTGATAAGGGTGGAATGCCAGGTATCAAACCCGGCACAGCCCCAATGTAATAATACCTAAATAATCTCGTAACCTACTTATTATTATGTCAAGAGTCGCAGAATTAATTGATCTTGTTGTTCAGGGTAAGAACGCAGAAGCATCCGATGTATTGAATCAGGAACTTCTATCGCGGACTTATGACGGGATTAACCAGACCAAACCTGATGTTGCTATGGACTACTTTGCTCCCGTGATTAACCAGCCTGCCGATGGCAGCGCACTAGAAGCAGAACACCCTCCCGAGGCCCAACAATGAAACTGATTAGAGAAGAGATTGAGGCTGTTGAGGTTCTCTATGAAGAGAATAAGGGTAAGAAAACATTCTACATCCAGGGACCATTCCTCCAGGGTGACATTAAGAATAGGAACGGACGCATCTATGAGTCCCACATTCTTGCAAAAGAAGTGGGCAGATATAACGAGAACTATATCGCAAAGAATAGAGCCATGGGTGAACTTGGTC